CAGCAGGCACAGCCTACATGGTTTCAACTGGCAAGAACTTGAGCGCCAGCTATGCCCCCATGGGCTACTTCGTAATTAAGCGCCCGTTGGCAAGCGACACCGAACTCAAAAAAGAATTCGACTCCGTAGACGTCCTGCTAAGCACTAGGTATGCCCCAATTGTCTTGAACGGCGAATGTATTTGTGCTATTACCAACTTGGCAACCTCTTAAGTTAGCCGAAAAAGATGATACTCTTTGCCCACCAGACATAATAGCCATTAAAGATGGCAAAGTAACAGCAATAGAGATTGAACGTGGAACGAACCGTAACCGTTTAACCCAAAAATATGCCAATGTCACAGTTTATGACAGCATAATACTGCTGTTTCCACGAGCAAAGGCTATCGCCTGCCAAGAGGTTAAGATAAGATAAATCTGTACCATCACAGGTCTAGCAACAAGCTAAACTACCAATCGAATCCTGTTTTAGTTCCCCATTTTTTGATACTTTTTATGTTTGGCGCGTTTGAAAAATAGAACTACTGTTGCAATGAGTAGTGCTAAGAATAGCCATCCGAAAAATCCTGTTAGTGCGCCATACAACCAAACATTCGAGTTACTGTAATGCTCAACTTGGAAAAGGACGCCGTACCACCAGATGTCTGAATCTCCGGGTTTGAAAAAGAATAGAACTATCAGTATAGCGAAAACTGCCAATGTAAGCATAGACACAAAACGAAATAACCTACTTGCTGACATAGAATCCCTTCTATTTTCGACGAAATATAAGCGTTCTTTAAATTAAGGTGCTAAATAATGGCGACAGTTTACGTTACCATAGTAGACGTTCAAGGGCACCTAAATGCTTCAGGTGCTGATGCGAGTGGTAACTATACCGTTTTTGGTTTAGCCGTCACCCAAACATCCCTCAAAGCACATGTAGACTACACCAACCTCTACGTTAACTCGATAGTCGGTCAGAGCCTCACTGAGGCTGATGAACGCTTTAACTGGGCAAAAATGATTGCCATCAATCTTGCTTGCCTTCGAGTCTTAGTGGCTGCCAGTGGCGGCTTACTCATGGGAGCTTTCGATTACCGCTTAGGCGACCTATTCATCACTAAATCTTCGCCAGGTAGGTTAGCGTTTGAGACAGCGGTTCAAGCCCTCCGAGCTGACCTGCTTAGAGCTCTGATGAACTTTACGTCGCCAGCTAAGGGCTTTGATTCCACAAGGTTTGTGCCTCATTACAGAGGGCCATCACTTGAACCTTAGAATCATTTGTTCCAGAGTTCCAACTGTTCCAGACTTTCACCGCGTCAGAGAGCAAAATAGTTGAGTTAAGGCCCTAAGAATAACGCCCCTTTTCCGAAAAAAGGCTTGATTTACACAACCTGAAAAGCAGAAAATTTTGTTGGGGCACTCTGTAGCTTTGGAACGTCTGGAACTTTGGAACAATCAACTTGACAAGGTGCAACCTCTTGAAAAACCGTAAACTTAGGCTTCTGTTACTTCCAGTAGCCGCGCCGTTGTTTTTAGTTGGCTGGCTATTGTACTGTTCGGGTAGAAGGCCTAAGTCTCAATCCCACACTAAACTGAAAAAACAATTGCTGAAAGGATGTCGCTAACTTGGGAACTGTACCGCAAGCCTACTATGATTTCATTATGCAATTCGCCCCGTACCTTTACGTTATTCCGCCTGATGTTCCCGATCCCATGTATGGGCGAGGCGTTTTGTCTGCTGCTTTCGCCATAAACTTCCTCTCCCAAGCCTACACCTCAAGCCAATACGCCAGCAGACAAACCGAAATCCGTGGCAAAATCGTGGAATTGGCCGATTGGACTCTAACCCAGCAGTGCCTCGACCCAGCAAGAAAAGCGTATGGCGGATTCAAAAGCGGAGAAACCAGCACATACTACTATAGCATTGACGCTGGCAGATGCATCCCCGCGCTCCTAGAAGCCTACCAAGTCACAGGCGAGACTGCATATTTGGATGCGGCTAAACTCGCGGGCGGAACTTTCCTTAAAACAATGCAGGACCAGCAGAGCTACGGCGGGTTCGCCCGCGCCGTAACCATTGATGATGCATGGCTGTTAGAGTTGGACGTGGAATGCCTCTACTGCTTAATCGGACTCAAAATGCTAATAGCCCTCGACGCCGAAAACGCCTCGCTTTATCGGGGCATCGCAGACAAAGCGGTTGCCTTCTTAAGAGGTGGTTTTGAGGGTCTTTGGCTTTACTTTGAACCAGCAGACAGCCAATGGCACCGTGTTGGCTTAAATGAGAACATGATTTTCGATGACTCATTCAGCTTTGCCTTGCTGGGGCTTTTCACTTACGAGGGTTGGAGCGACAGCTGCAAAGCCGTCTACAGTAGCATTCAAGGCATAAAAGCCTCTGAGTACCCAGCGTATAATCCTGCAATCGGCTGGCCGGGATACATAGACGTCAAAGACCGTTGCCCCGCATGCACCTACTACGACGGCATCACAAGCGGAATTCTCTGGCGAATCAGAGCAGCCCATGACAAACCTAGCCTTGCCTTCAGCATGCAAATCCTCCAGAAATACCAAAGAGAATTCATGAATTGGGGACCAACTTTCACTGATTACAGCCCGATCACCCCGGCTAAAGCTATGGCAAATGTCAGTTGGCTGTCTCAGTTATTCTTAAACTACGTTGACCCAGCAACAGACCTGAATCGAATCTTAGCATTCAGCGGGGAGAACTTGACGCTTTTTCCTCTGCTTGACGTCGGGGACAAAATCTCCTATGCGGATAGTTTACCGCTTAAAGCCTTAGTCTCCTTGGGCACCGCGGGGGAGCTTGTGTTTGAAGTCGGCTACGCCATGCAGGACTACATCACAGTTTACAGTTTTGTGCCTCTGCGTGTGCATGATAAAGTTAGACGGGCAAACGTTGACTATGAAGTGCAGACTGTTCAGTCCTTCGCCGTCAATGGTGACCCAGAGTATTTCAAGAGTGTCTGCAGGAGGCTTCTAGGCACATGAGCAGCGAGGATATTGTCGAGACATTGGTCTCCTTCT